GAATTAGTCCTGTCATTTCTTTTCCTCCTTGACGGGCGTGATGCCCCAAAATGTTCTGATTTTAGTGTCGATCTCTTTGAGATCATTCTGTTCTTCATACTCCAGCATGCCTTCCGGGGACTTCTCAATCCCAAGGCCGTTGCTGTTGGTAATAAACACGTGGTCCTTCCCCTTGGCGACGCAATGCAAACAAATCGTCACCATGCCTTCCAGACACACTTTCTGGTCCAGAAGTTTTCCGATGGTGCGCAGTTTCGTGTTCCCGAAATCATCAGACTCCTCATGGAGCATGATGTACACAAGCACGTCGTCCGGTAGGTCAAGCTTGATACAACGCAGCAGACCCCACATCGTGTCGCCTATTTGGTTGTACAGGGCAAACTGATCGCCCTTCCCGTGGCTGCGCATAAACGTGTTTGTCATCAAGTAGCCGGCGTCATCAATCACGGCCGCCTTGCAGGGCATCGCCTTTAATTTGGTCTTGATAGTCTCGATGCTATCGGACTTCAACTCATACTTGAATTTCTTAGCAAACGGCAGCCGCTTGCCAATAGTGTTTACCAGGAAGATCTCATCCTCACCGAAATTCAGCAGGGAGCGGGATTTACCGCTGCCACTCTTCCCGTACACAATGATGGCCTCACCCATCTGATTTCCTCCTTTGTCTTTTACGAAATAGTTTGTTCTTCAAGGCATACTGCCAGAGCGCGGATTCTGTTTCAAAACGGATCATCTCGTTGTCCGGGGTCCGAATCACCCAGGGGCACACAGAACCAGTCGACTGGAACAGGATCATGTAGCCATTGCGGTACACAGAAACGAGTTCATAGTAAAAGCCGAATTCGTCTCTTATACTTTCCATTTGTCGGCCACCTTGCGGTACACCTCATCAATCTGCTGCTGGGTGTACTCTGGATGTTCTTTCAGGATCTCACGGATTTCCTGGCTACACAGAACGTTGCGTTCACGCACCGCGATGCGCTTCAGACTCTCTTGGGTTTTCTTCATCACTTCATCACTCCATCCACCCGGATGCGACACGTATTTATAAGTGCAGACATCACAGGAAAAAATAACGCGCGGGTCTTCGGACTCTTTCTTGCGTGGCTTCACAGGATCTATCGGCCGGAAATACCTTCCGATGCGGCCTTCTTTGCAGATGGGGCACTTCAAGCTGTCTTCCTTGGTCGGCAGCATTTCACCCCAGTATTCTGGGAAGTTCTCCATGCAGATCACTTCAAACATACCGCCATCGTACTTCACTTTGGTCTGAACGGTTTTCAGTTTCCCGGCGTCGCCAAACAGCGCTTCGCACTCTTGCTTCGTGTCCAGGGCCTTCTCATCTTTCGGCGTATACTTCAGAACCGACAAGGCGTTGATATAGTCCTTCATCGCCTGTGATTTGATGGCGTCCAGCAACCGCTCCGCCACGCGTGGCGTCAGGTTTTCGAGATATGCTTCGTGCGGGGTCGGGACTATCATTTCGTCCAGCACTTTGTCGTTGACTTCTTTCACTGGTCGTCTCCTTCTTTTTTCTCTAAGTATTCATCGGCGTCAAGAAGACGCACGCACTGGCTGCACCCGACGATTTCACCGAATTTATCCTCGATAACATAATCGTACATTTCGGATCCACACCAAGGGCAGCATAGATATGGCCGCATCTTTGGAGGCTCAACGCGGTAATCCGGTAATATCATGGTCAAACCTCCTGTTATACCAGCTGCCGTCATTCTCGATTGCTTCGGCATCTTTGGCCCACTCTTCAACCGTCCAGTCCAGGACCTTGGCAATCCTATAGGCCACGCAGACAGAAGGGACAACGCCAGCGCGTTCATACTGGGACACTGTGTTCCGGGATATTTCGGCCTTCATGGCAAGCACAAACTGGTCATAGTGCTTGGCCAGCCTTCTGCGCCTTAAAGCCTCACCCCAGGCTCTTCGCCTCTCGTAGCTGGCTCCGTAGGTCACTGATCTGCACCTCCTTTTTGGCAATGATTGTGTCTTTATACCTGGATTCACTCTGTACACCCGCAAGGCGGACAGTCAGGTCATGCACCCGGCTGCGTAGTAGTTTGTTTTCTGCTTCAGCATCTGCCAGCATTGCGCGGTATTCACTTGGTTTTATCATCGCGCTTCACCTTCATAAGTTTGATTTGGCCTTTCAGCTTTGTGATCTCATCGTCACGCTTGTCGATGATCCTTTTCAGGTTCAGGATGATTTCATCCTTGCTGGTATAAGGCTGCGCCTTGTTTTCGTCGTAGCGTTCGTCAAAGGGTTTGAAATCCTCCGGCGCGACATACTCTTTAATCAGACGGTCGATCTTCGACATTGACACCCACAGGGATCCAACCTTGTCCCGGTTGAGCGCCATCTCATCTGCTTCGCCGCTGACTTCGTATGCAATCTCCCGCTCGATTTTGAGATATCTCTCACAGAATTTCCGTTGCAGTTCATAAACGTCTTCCCTGCCAAGGTCATCTGTGATCAATTCCCCCAGGGCAATTGTTACGCCATCGAGAACCAATTGCCGCGACCTCCACCAGTGCTGATGTTCACGCTTTTCTTCTTCTGCGATCATGCCACGGAGGTACGCATTGTGAGCAGCAGTGCCGCGCTTCACACCTTGTTTCTTCATGTGAATTCCTCAAAGCGGCAATTCTGAATAATGGCGTTGACGCAGAATTCTCTCTGCTCGGCCTCAGACAGTCGTTCATAACTTTCGCCAAGCAGAAAGCTTTGCAGCTTGCTTTTCGTCGTGTGGCCATATCCCTTGACGAACTCCTTGGCCCGGTCGCCCATCGTGATCAGGTCCACAATGCGCTGGACAGTGCGCGGTTTATGCTGGTTATGCTTACACCACTGGCTCAGGATGTTGTTCACGCGGGTATCAAAGTCAAACTCTTCAATCGGAGTGTCCAGCAGATTCTTGGGCACTTTGATTGATACGGCCACGTTTCTGCCGAATCCAACTTTGAGTGCGCAGACGATTCCACATTTGGACGCCAGTTGGAATAATTCGTTTGCTGTCTGAGCAACTTCTGGCAAAGTGTTATTTTCCATTGCATTCCCTTTCTTCTTCGTTTATAATATGATTAGCCATTTTCCATTGCCGTCTTCGGAAGTACCAGTTCCGTGGGCGGCTTTTTCTCTACAACGACAGTGCCGTGTAGGCTGTGTTCTTCCATCCATAGTTGGAGGACTTCGTTGATAAATCTTTCTGGATCCATTGCGTCTCCTGTGGCAAATATTTAGACCACTTATTCCTCAAAAAAATCAGTCACTCTCACCCCCAACGCATCGGCCAAGGATATTAATGTTTTGGAGTTGGCACGGTCATCTGTTTCCGTTTCCAGGCGGTGAATGGTCTGCCTTGTCACGCCAGATTCTTCTGCCAGCTTCGTAACACTTAATCCCTTGGCCTCGCGGATTTCTTTCAAGCGGTTCATGTTTCAACCCCCTTTCCGTGAATTTGTAAAATCAATATACCACTAGAAAACGCATTTGTCAAATAAATTTGCCGATTTTCTATTGACTTTCTTTTGCAACTAATGTAAAATTTATTTGTCACTTTCTTTGGAGGTAACAGCCATGACTTTAGGAGCATTGATTAATCAGTATATTAACGAGCATAAAATCTCTATGCGAAGATTCGCCACAATGGCCAATGTCAGTCATTCTTATATTGCATATCTTGTCAACGGAGCAAAACCAGACGGGACACCATTGGTTCCTTCAATTGATAAGTATCGCTCCATTGCCAAAGCAATGGGCATTGATGTGAACGATTTAATCGGTATGGTTGATGATGATATTGCATGGGGCAGTGGCGACAGAAAAGACAACAGCATGACAATTGAAGAATTAAGAATCATCCGTCTGTATCGCATTGCCAGTGAGCGCGACAAAGAATTGATAAAAACAATCCTTAAACAGTACGAGTCAAATATATCTTTATCGGACGTGTCGTGACGGAACAGACGGAGGATTAAAATGAGAGTGTGCCTATACTGCCGCGTCAGCACCGAAGAGCAAGCGCGGCATGGACTGAGCATGGGTGCCCAGCTGGATGCACTGCGGAAGTTTGCTGCCGCCCACCAGTACAACGTGGTCGGCGAATTCGCGGATGAAGGGATCAGCGCCCGGTGTGCATACAAAAAGCGCCCAGCGCTTATGAAGCTACTGGACGCGGTTGAGCGGGATGAGGTGGATTTAATTCTGTTCTGCAAGCTGGACAGATGGTTCCGCAACGTCGCTGCCTACTATCAGGTGCAACCATTCCTGGACGCGCACCACGTCGCATGGCAAGCAATCCACGAAGATTACGAAACGATTACAGCCTCCGGCCGGATGAAGGTCAACATCATGTTGTCAGTCGCGGAGAACGAGGCCGACAGGACGTCGGAAAGGATCCGCTTTGTGTTCGACAGCAAACGTGAGCGCGGAGAGGTTACGTCCGGCAGCGTCGCCCTTGGATTCAAGATTGTCAACAAGCGGCTGGCAGTGGATGATGACACAATGCCAATCGTCCGGGACATGTTCAAATTCTTCATCGACGTCCGATCCCTGACAGACACGCGTAATATGCTGGAGCATCGGTACGGACTGCATCGCTCGTACAGTGGCGTGAAGAAAATGCTCACGAACAAAAAATACCTCGACCCAGTCGGCCGGGATACGTTCGTCAAGGTTCAGGAACTGCTGGCATCAGCATCCACCCGCCGGCCGGTTCCGAAGCGCGTGTACCTCTTCCAGGGGATCATCTATTGCCGGGAATGTGGAGCCAGAATGATAAGCAATGCGAAGGGCGCCCGGATGGACATATACTACCTTTGCAGCAAGCACCACCAGTATCATGACGAGTACTGTGCCAACAAGAAGTACTACAACGAAAAATCAATAGAATCATTTTTGCTCAATAATATCATTCCGGCCATAAATGATTATAATGCTAGCATCGTGGAGGACGCTGCTCCGCCGGTGGACACGGAGAAGATCAAAAAGAAGATGGCCAAACTGAAAGACCTCTACCTTGACGACCTGATTACAAAGGATGTCTATGAAGCAGACTACCGGCGCCTACAGAAAGAACTGGAAACGCCTCTGTTCGCGCCTCAGATCGTCTCTGTGGAATCTTGCGAGAGCATCCTAGAGAAATATAGGGAACTATCAAAAACGTCCCAGAAGGCCTTGTGGGGGCGAATTCTGAGACGTATTGAATGCGATGGAGAAGGGAATATTTTTTTAGTCATCTAGTCTACTAGTTTGCACTGCCCACTAGGAGAGTATAAACAAGTAGAGACCCCCTACTGATGTGGTAGGGGGTTTGTTTTATTATTCTACTGGTTCCTTTGGAACGGACACAATTTCGTTGTTTTCCTTGTACACCAAATTGCTGATTCCCAGGATGGCGCCAAGGAAGGCGCACACGGCCGCGCTGGTTTTCGCAACGGAGTCTGCATATGGGAATCCCCAGATGGCACTCAGCGACACGTACAACGTCGTAAGAGCCGGGATGAACACAAGCACGCACCATTTAAGAACGTCGAATAATTTATTTGGAAGAATCATGCTGGTCTCCTTTCCAGGTCAGATAGTCGTCTATCAACATCACTCATGTGTTGTTTTATCGCAGGGATGTTCTCGCTGAACATCTGCGCATATCGGTTGTGGGATTTTATGTCTTCTTTCATGTCGTCCATTTTTGATTCCATCACAGCTAGCTTTTTGTCCATTTCTTGTGCCTGATGCCGTGTGGTTGTCACGATTGCGACAATAGAGCCTATCAGTGAGAATGTGCCCGTAATTATCGCAACCAAAACTGCTTCGCTCAATTTGTATCACCCCGGTACGTTTAATATTTCAACCCAGTCGTCTTCGTCGACCACTCCGTTCACTTCAACAATTCCGCCGATTTCCGACACATACTGCTGCCACTGCCGCGTCGCGTTCTCGGTATCAAACCCAAACTCACCGTCCGCACCGTCTCTGCCTACATCATATCCCCAGCACAAGAGCAGATTCTGCCAGGCCTTCACTTGCGGTGCCGTCAGCTGGCCGTTGGACTGTAGACCGTCACCGTACGACAGATGGATGTACGTTCTGCGGAATGCTGGATGAACAATGTCAAACTGTTCAACGTCAAAATTATCGTCCTCAAACGTGCCACCTTCTACCGATTCCGGCTCAGACACTACTGCCCAATTGGGCCTACCGTACCCAGCGATGATATTGTTGTCCAGTTTGTACTGCGTCCTTGCGACGCCGTCAGAGTAGTTTCCTTCTACGCAGTATACAGTATCGCCCTGGACGTCAATAACAATGCCGGTGTGGTTGATGCCGTTCCCGTAGTAAAAGAAGATCTGGTCTCCGACCTCCGGCCGGTTGTAGAAAGCACCGTTGCGTTTATATGCATCTGCGGACAAGGAACAGGCTGCATATCCGCTCGGCTGCTGGTACGTCATGGCCGTAGCATCGTTGAAACCAAAACATGTGATGTAGGCAGCGTCTACAAACACGTCGCACCAGGGGACGTTCAGTGCTGAGAATCCGTAAAGCTTGGTATCCCAGTCCCCGTCGGCGTACTTGTTGCTGCCGTCATACCCTTCATGGTATCCGACCTGGCTTTTACACCAGTCAACGAGTTTCCCTTTCGCTTTTGTTTCTGTCATCCAATGGCCCCCCAAAAAAGGTTTGCTCTCTGAGACATTCGGGACAGATTCCGATGTCTCTAATTCCTCTACTCGGATACTCTCTTCCGCACTGCTGGCATCTGAGGATTTCACAGTGCTTGTTGGCGAATATCCGAAAATGGTCTTTAAAAAAGTCAACAAAGTCATTTATTATCATCATTGCCTCCGAAGTTAATCGGACATGCATCATGAGCGCATCCGCTCACTCTGTCTTCCGCTACATAGAGCGGCTCGATCAATTCATCAATAAACCATTCCAACTCATCTTGCGTGATCATGGTGTTTACCTCACGAATATCTGATATATGATAGTTTCACCCTGTCTTGGTTGGTGTGGGCATACACCTGAGTCGTATCAATCTTGGAATGCCCCATCAATACAGACACCTCCTGTATCGGCATTCCGTTGCGGATCAGATTGGTTGCGAACGTGTGCCGGAACCGATGCGGGAACACACGCTGGACGCCACAGCGATGGCCAAGGTTCCGAAGTACGGCCTCATGGCCGGTCTTGGACATCCGCTTTCTGTACTTGCTGACAAATAACGCGCTCAGGTCATCAGAACGTGTCTTCAGGTACGACGTCAGGTACATGGCCGTTATCTGCGTGAAGTACACGTATCTTTCTTTGTCGCCCTTCCCGCACACCTTGATACAACGATTGACAAAGTCCACATCGTCACGGTTGATTCCTACTACCTCACTCACACGGCAGCCTGTCGTCAGATAGAATGACAACAGTGCCTTCTCTTTCACCGACCGGCACGCGCCACGCAGCAATTCCAACTCGATATCAGTGAACGGTTCCCGCTCTTCTATCTTACCTTTGATCGGCCGGAGATTGCTGCATGGATTCGACGGCAACAAGCCTTCCCGATGTAGCCAGCCAAAGAATGCATGAAACACATCCCGGTTCCCGCGCAATGTGCTATCCGCCAGGCCGCGTTCTTTCTCTGCCGCCAGGTACTGCCGGACATTGAATACAGTGATGTGCCGTATCGGCGTCGGGTCGTATTTATGAAACGCCATCAGTTCGCGCCGGTACCGTTTCAACGTCGCCTCGCTGCGTCCTTCCATTTGCAGCGTGTTGCAGTATATGTTCAGCATGTCTTCAAATTCTTTGCTGTGTGCGTCGTCTGCAATCTGCTCAATATCAAACCCGGACAGCTGATCCACCAACTCCATGATAACAACGTCCGCATCCTTGGTCGTCAGCTTGTCGTACAGTCTGTCCTTCAGTTCGGTTGCGAATGCCTGTTTGGCCAATACACTCATTTGTAATCACCTCGTAACCAATTATACACCGTTTCGTGTACATATGTCAATACCCAAATGTGTATTGACAATGTAAAATTTTTGTGTATAATGGCCTCGGAGGTGAAGCTATGATAGTATTCAGCGATATCCTGGGGATGCTGGCCGCCAAAGGCTGGAGCCAGTATCGGTTGATCAAAGAGAAGCAGTTCGGCAACTCAACTGTGCAGCGGCTGCGATTTCACAAATCCATCAACACGGATACCATCGACAAGGTATGCGAGTTGTGCGGGTGCCAGCCAGGAGATATCATGCATTACGAACCGGGACAACAGGGGGAATGATTACCCCCTGTTTTTTGTTGTCTCGATTTGTAAGTTAAGTGTACTTTACTTAGAATGTCCAATAATTTTCTAAGTAAAATTTTTACGCTGTTTTTTTAATTACAATCGAAGCAGATTGCTGCTTATATTTTGACGGGTTTTATCGTTGCCCGTCACAACCTCACGCCCATATGTCGTGCATCTATACTTATATGAAATCAAAGATTTCGTACAAGTATATTTTGTGAATTAAAGTGTGCGTAGAATTTTTGCGACTTCAAAACACCAGTAAATACGGGCATAGTTGAGCATTTCCGAAGAACACCCTTTAATTCACTAACCCTTGACGGGATGAATATTTGCGTGTTATTCTTCTTCTGAGGTGATGCTTATGCCGAAAGCCAACACCGAAAGAGGACGTCCACGCTTCGGGGATGCTAAGAAACCACCCGTTATCAAATTCAGCACATCTCTGCCACCTGACATCTTTGCTCGTCTGGATAAATTCTGCGAGGATGAAGAACGTGACAGATCGTATGCTATCAAGAAAGCATTGGACGTTTGGCTCACGGAGAGAGGGTATTGAGAGTACCCTCTCTTTTTAACGCCATTGAGAAGTTCAGGCGTGACGGGAACGTCCGTTGGACTAACTATTACCGTGCGTTTCCTATGAAGATATGGCGGCGATGATCTCTGTTGTAGCTTCTATACAGCCGTTTAACGTCCTCTGCCAGACTATACGGAAACGCCTTGTGACGAAACCTCAACCGCTTCCACACATGGTTGGATCGGCGTTACCGTTTCTTCCTATCTGTGGAAGATCGGCATTGCTTTTTGCGTAAGTAACACGGACAACGTAATTGCTGATGTTATAGCGTTTCTGATTTGCACACGCAGTTAACATACACCATCCGTTACTCTTTCTGTACGGACATCCAACACAATATTTATCGTTTGGCATTGTTTGTCCTTTCTCCATCAATGTACATTGATGTGCATTAAAGTTTCCGAAAGAACAGTTCTTGAAACGGTTCTTTCACATTACCGTCTTCGTCAATCACACCAAGATGTACAAGCAAGTCATGTGCTTCTTCTTTCGTGAATGTTCTTGGCGGTTTGTCAAGAACTTCTCTGATTGCTTCTTGCATGGTT